ATCCTCGCTAAGGGGCAGAATTTCACCTAAGTAACCTTGCATAGCTCGACTATTCCATTTGGTACTTTGCTTGTATGTCTCTACTAAATGAGAAGCGACGTATAGAGTATCTATTCGAGCATAGAGTATTCCCCAATATTTAATTATATCAATATAGTTGCTACCCTTGAGAACTAACTTCTTTATTCTTGCATTGTTAAATGAAAGTTCATTTATAGCTATTACTGAAGGTGGCAGCACAACGCACTCTCCTTGACAGTAGCGAAACATTGAATGAGGAACTATAGTTAATCCTTCTGGGAGTATAATAGTCCCAAATGTACTGCTTTTAAATGTTTCTTTTTCTTTTCTTAGTGACGTGAAATATTGAAGCTCAGTAAACCCTTTTATAGTACGATTTGCAAAGATAGTCCCGATGGAACTAACAGCTGCTGCTTCCTCCATACTTAACTCACCGTCACCGTCCTTGTCCCAATTTTCCACGCAAATGCGCTTCACCTCTGGGTCCTCGAACCTTATCCACCACTTAGCGATGTTCAATTTAAGTTTTGGATAGTGGGTCATCAAAGCATCGTAGGTGTCACGATACGCTCCAGTGGTGAGGTTGATTGTGCCGTCGAGAACTGGGTAAGGGTCATTACCATACTGACCTTCCGCATCGATACCCTGATATGTACCATCGACAAGCTGGGAAAGCTTATCAAAGGTCCTTCCGTCCGTGAAGGTCTCATTAAATCCAACACAGCGCACGTAACGCAGGGAGTGAGGAACTTGTCCTACCTGCGCATCCATAATATCGATGAGTTTCTTCACTGGCTGGAGATTATCACATCCACTCACGAAGTAACTCATTACGTTAGGCGAACAAGCCTCTGTGTTGCACTTCTCATTGGTGAGCTTGTCGAGATTCTTTAATTCCACGTATGATGTGGAAGCAGGATAGTCGACTTCTTCGAGTGCACCACCATCAGCGAAGTGTGCTTCGGTAAGCGATGAGCCATCAGCGAGGAACTTACGCAATCGGAAGTTACTACGCATATCGAGTGAGCCTCCAAGAGTAGAGATGTTCTGCACATCAATCTCCTCTAAGGAAGTTGTGTTACCAAGCGTAAGCGAAGATATGAGTATCTTCACGTTCTCTTCATTCTCATCGCCAAGTTTCAGACGCTTCAATCGCTTACCAATTATAGAGAGCGCACCATTTATGACGTACGATGACCAGTCGCCTATATCGAGCAGGTAGTCGGCAGACTTGACCGAGAGCTGCTGGTCACTGGTGCCGTTAATATCTACGACTATCTCGCAAGGCTTACCTGCATCAGTGCGAGCACCACGCATAATTGTGGTACCGTATGCGATTGTAGGATATAACTTCATTGCTGGTGTTAGGCGCAAAACGATTGAGTTCGTTGTTGCATCAGCCTGTGCAGAGGTACGCACAGTGATAGCACCTTCAGCCGTCTTTGCGTCGTAGTCACCAAAGGAGTACTTAGACATAAGGTATTGGATACGCTTCTTTACCCACGCTACTTCAGGAGACTTACCGTCACCGAGCGACTGACCAAGTGGGTCGGTGTCGTTAGTATATGTTCCCTGCAACATCGCGAGCTTCATTTTTTCATACATCTTGCCATCCTCATTGTATAGCATAGATGAGAAGTTGTCAATCACAGAGAAGTAATACTTCTCGAAAAACGCAAAGAGTTTCTGTTGGTGTGAACCCTTCTGCAATCCGCCCAGTTCTTCCATCTTCGCAAGCATACGACGCATCATCTGTGCACGTTCCTCTGGATACGCTTGTTCCATCAAATTCCAAAGAACGGACTTTTCGCCATTCCACACAGGCGTACCGTCATCGTATGTATCGTGATATTCTACGTGGTAAGGTTTCTTCATTAAACCTTGGTTGATAACCGTGAGGATAGTATCAAGGTCATCTTGTCTGAACTTCCATTTACTATTTGCCATATCTATTCTGCATTGAAGTTATACGGGTATATGTTCTTTGCGCAGTTATCGGTCGCTGCCACTGCTTCAACATATAGTTGATGATAAAGTGTATCACTGATGTCCCAGTACTGCGACTGCTCGGCACGGAACTTCTGAATTCGTGCTGACTTAAATAACTCATTGAGCTTAGCTGCATCACTAACCGAATTGAACACAGATTCTGGCAATCCGTACTTATCACCGACCAACTGCTGGCGGAGATTCACCACTGACACACCACTATCAAGCGTCGATGGGCAGAACTTCTTGTACAGCGAATCGTAATAATATAGGTTATACTTATTAGGATCACCTTCCTTCGCAATCCAATACTCTATATGTGTTGAATGTGGGTCAGCGTTCAGTTCTTCAAGTGTACCATTGAAAGGCTCAATGAATGTATTACACTGATACACTATGTTATAAGCTGGTATATACGACTCAATGAGCTGCTCAGCCCTCTGACGAGTCTCATCTTCCGATGTTGACTTGTCATCAGCAGGAAGAACAGCGTAGTCCAAGTCCCAGCAATTCTCCCAAGAGAGTTCAGATACTTGGTATTGATACGCTTCTTCCTCCGTATTGTAGCGGATGCGTCGTTTGTCCCAAGGAACTTGGAAGAGAGTCAAGCGTGGAGAGTTATCAGAGCCTTCGATTGATAAGAGGTCTGGGAACAAGTCCTTGTCATATCCAAAGGTCGCAGCATCACCTTTGTCTGGACCTATAGTGAATAGACCGACGAACTTGTATGTAACTGTTCCGTCCTCTGCCGTCTGCTTCTCAAATCCAACGAATGTCTCTTGATAGATAGATACTCTTGCTTCGCTGTTCTGTTCGACACCTTCATTAGTTAAGCCAACAGCTTTCCATAGGTCGGTAAATGAGTTCACAGAGCCCATCTTGTGGTATTGCATAGAAGATGCAGTGTTCTTCTTTCCTGTCAGTTTAGATATTTTTGAAAGGTTCATGAAAAACTTAAACTTCTTTTGAGCGGTCTGACCATCTTCATAGATGACAGTCGAATCGTAAGACAATTTCCCTTTCCAGTTCCAAAAGTAGTAAAGCATTGACGATGTTCCTTGCCCTTGCATTTGAAAATTGGTAATAGTCAATCGAAGAAGATTGGTATTACCGTCTTTAGGATATATTTCAAGCGTACCTTTAGGTTTATAAGATTTACCATACTCATACGCAGGGAGTGGCTTATCAAAAGTAAACACATTGACCTTGCCACGCACTTTGTCAAAGTCAACCGTGGTACCGAGTGTATCATAGATGTCGTTATCCAATTTCTCCGCACTCTTCTCACCTACGGTCGACAAGGCATTGATATAGTCTTGATGCACGTTTGCAGCATCCATTGCGCTGTCATAGATACGAATAGAATAGAGGTCAACATCCGCCTTATCCGAGCCAATGACAATACTGCCTCCTGAACCTATCTGCATAGAATCGGTAAGCAAGTAAGCGAACTTACGAGCTTCGACACCGTCAATGTAGAGATAGACGAGGTTCAAGTAGTACGTGTTGCCATTGAGTACATACGTGTACTTCTTAGGACTGATTACCAACGCAAGTCGAATACGCACACCATCATCTGTATTCATCGCTTGCACATCAGGATTACGCTCGCTGCGAGTTGCGAACATGATAGAAGAAGGCTTAACTTTCAAACCGATATAACCCTTCTGATAAGGCATAGCGATAGAAATACACTCTGCATCGTAATCAGATGTATTGTTAATCTGATAGTCAATTTCGATTGTTTTACCACTCTGTGCTGCCTCCTTGGCGAATGTCTTGTAATCAATAGTAAGGCGTGAGCCAGCAAGCAAGCGCAATGTGCGTGCACCTTCATCATCCGTCACCCAGCCGTCACGTGAGAAGGCTACGTTCTGCCACTCAGAACCGATATGCTCAGAGTTGATAAGATTGCGGAGGATATTGCGGTCGGTGTCAGTGTTGTTTCTGTTCTTCGCATTCATATAGAATACTGCTCCAGCAGTAGCAGAGTAACCTTGCGAGTTATCAACAGGGAATGGAATTGCGTCACGTAGTCGCACCTCGTCTGTTGGGTGAGTTCGGAAGCCGATTAATGCTGTGAAATCAGAGTTATCGATTGTCTCGACCTCGAGAGATAAGGTGTATTGCATCTTGGTTTGTGTCAGCGTGTTCTCTGACACATTTTCTTGCAGCACCTCGTTATCCTTCTTCATCAAGATTGACAGTGGTGTCGTAACAGCCTTGCCGTCATATACAGCGTACTCCAGCACCTTATTTTCGTACCAGTTAAGTAGCTTCTCTGCCTTGTTATTGACGACTACCATCTTCACAGCTTCGTTATTAGCGACAGCCATAAAGTCGTAACCTACTGGAGTAGTCTGAACGGTATTGTCTTCATTCGACAGCCAAGCAGATAGATGGAAAAGACCTGTCTTGTTCGTGAATGGAACGGTGTAGGCTACAGGCGATGATGTGTAAGTAGCTGTTCCGAACTGACGCTCATACGTCTGTTCGTAACCATCACCCGTAATCTTAACATGCAGCGTCTTAGATATGTTTCCACTGATATAACACGGCAGCACAATATCTCCCTGGTAGGCTTTCCACCAGTTAAATTCTGATATTGAGAGGAAGAGGGCAGACAGTGTGATTGAGTAGACTAACGCAGGAGAGGTTTGCCCCGTCACCTCACCTGTAATCTTCACCATGATATTATTCTGTCCTGATTCGAGGAACTTGAAGACATCTACAGTGGTGAGTGTATTTGACTGACAGCGACCACGAGCCTTAGATACAAACGTTCCATCTCCAGCCTTAGCGAAGATCTCGTAAGTACCCCATTCTCCTGTGTCGATAAAATCGCTCTGTCCGACATCCTTAGTGCGAGACACAAACATAAACTTAATAGCACACTCACCAGCTGACTTAGATGCAGAGAGAGTAGTAGAAGGAGACTGATTGACAGCACGTAAGTAATAGAGAATAGATTGCTGTTGTCCTCCGCCACCTTGCCCAATAGGGAGTTCAGACAGTTTCATTGGGACCCACTGGTCACCATTCCATACGAGTACACACGTCTCAGACGTGAGTTCGTCTGTTTCGCTATTTACATTTGAAAGCTGTCCGAGCGTAGGGCGGTTCTTCGCAATCGTCTTCTTTACACGCTCCTCCTCAGAGTTCTGTGCGTCGATTAACTCATTGACCTTCTCGGGTAACTTGTTAAATTCGTCAGCGGTCAGTCGTCCGCCTGTCTGTTTATGTTCTAAGTAGAGTTTTTCTATTGACATATTATGATAGCTTGAATGGGAATGTATAAGTAAATCCGTTGTTGCCTTCTATCTCGACACCGTGCGCAAGGGATAGCGCATGACAAATGATGTCTTGAAGAAGTTTAGGGTGAGAGGAAGAATAACTCTCACCCGTATTGTCTTCGATGCCACGGATAGAAGCTTGTGCGAAGCGATTATCCTTTGTGCGACTTTCTGTGATATATACCTTGATGTGCTTCATTAAATCCGCCTATACTTTTTCAGAAGCCAAATAATGATATAAGCAATAGAAGCTAACATAGTTGCAGAGAGTGCGCCTATTGCCCATCCGCCTACATCCATCTTTATCTTCTGCCACCTACTTAACTCTCGTTCAATGACCTTAGGAACCTCGATGTGTTCCTTCTTGGTAGCACGCAAACTGTCATTGCTCGCCTTATACCTGTCAATCAATCTTTGAAGCGTCAGATTGTCCTCAGTGGCATGCCAGCGGTCACGATAACGAACTATCAATTTCTCCTTGATGTTACCTTGCTCGTCCTTGATGATAACAACGCTGTCATGAATAGCGACACTATCACGGATGTTTATCACCTGTCGAGTGATTAAGCTATCCTTGATATGTACGCTATCCTTCCTTGACATGTAGATAGTATCTGTGCGAATAGACTGCACAGGAACATACACTCTATGTGAACAGCTTGTGAGGCAGAGAGCCGTAAGTGCAAGTAATCCAATAAGGATTAACATTGAATACACGTAGTATTTAATTTCTTTGTCGTCCATAACTACACCTTTAATGTGAAACACAGTCTGCGTTGCTTCCCGTCTGCACGCTTATAGCCTACATGCACCCAACGTGATGTGTTAGATTTCTCGATAATGATCTGATCGAATGCGTACCCCTTCTTGGAGAACTCGTTAGCCATGAAGCGTTCAAACTCAGTCTGCTTACCATTGACAGGTTGCAAGTCTGCTGCATAGCCCTCGACGTGTGCGGAGGTCTTCACACCGCCTACAGCCTTATTCAATTCTGGTGAGCGGTAGCCACTTGTTACACGGATAGCAGGGCTCTCGAGTTTGTGAGCCTCGCAATACTTACCCCATTCTACACGAATACTCTCTAAAAGAGTTATCGTTTCTGTAAGGTGAACCTTCACAATAGAAGGAGGGTTGTTGTTTATCTTGAGTTGTTCAGCAGTGCTGGATTGTACCAGCTCTGCTATTGAAAAATTTGCCATACTATTCTTCTATTTTTTGATTTACATTTTTCTCTTCACCAATGTAGTCAGCGACATACTGAATAACTTTCTTTGCATCTCTATCTGAAGCTGCACTAACGACTGATTGAATGATGCGCTGCATATCAGCAGCAGTACTCTTTCTCTCTCTTGCATGTTCAATGAGACTCTTTGTTTCTATGATGAGTAAGGAAGCAGAGAACAGTAATGTACAGATAGGGAAAGTCTTAACACCTAACAGAGAACAAGACGTGAAAATCACGACATCGATAATCAAGGCGATAAGAAGAAATCGCCAATACTCACCAATCTTACCAAGCGTCTTACGCATAAGGTGCGAAGTCAAAGGCTTCTTCAACTTATTTTGCGTATAAACCCTATCCCACAAGTCGATGAAGGCTGCGCTAACGACTAAAGCCCACATCACGACACATGTTATAAGATGTGTAGCTACAGAGTGAATAAACTCTGGTGTAAACTGTAATTCAACTATATCCATACGAACACCTCCTTTACAATAGGAAAAGAAAAACACCCACGATCGCACCAAGCATACCTGCACAGACATCGAGCCAATCGAACTGCTCCTTTCTGTAGTAGTAATCGACACTCTCTTTTCCAGTCATGATGAAGAATGCTGGTACCAATGCGAAGATTAAGCACACATCAATAGCATGTAAGGCCTTGCACACAATCATCGAAACGACAAGACCAGCAAACATGTGCAGATACTTATCGCTACCGATAGCAGCGAGCCTTCCGAAAATCCTGTAAACACAATCTAAAAAACTTTTCATATTCAATTATATATTAGTTAATTACCAATCAAAATCAACAGTTCCAGTATAAAGAACACCAGCTCCAGGTGTTTCTTTAGTCTTAGTTGGAGTAAGCCATAACGGATTAACATATAAATAATGACTTATCCAACCGCCATCAAGTTTTCTAATCTCTCGATGATCACAGATATAAACTCCAACATTATCATTGCCATTAAACGCTATCCATTCTTTGCCATATCCCATTTCAAAGAAAACATAACTGCGAGGTTGTTCACAGTTAAAGATTACCATGTCAATAGGAGCACCATAGGGAATCTCTCTGTAAAAATCAGTAAGACCTCGATGCAAACCAGGATTATCAACATCCAAAACAACTCCGTTATCACCATCTTCTCCTTGATAGCCTGGTGCATATAATGGAATTTTATAGCAGACGATATCACGTCCACCACTTTTCACAGTTACGGTAGGCAACTGTACCTGTACACCATCTGTTTCAATGTGACCTCCATGATGTACGTACATTATATCGTCTTTGATGACTGCGCAAATCTTCGCATAATGACCAAACTGTCCTTGACACCATACGTCCTTAGCATAGAAGCGTGGCAGGCGTTTACGAAAATTCCCTTCGACATACTTACGCATACCCAAATCACCCTCCATTGCCATAATAGCTTGTTTTCCTCTTTCCTCAAAATAGATACCACCAGTAGGTTCTCTATTGCTGTTAAGACATCTAAGGACCTTAAATGTTCCGCTTGCTCCATCAAGCTCACCCCCGAACTTACTATTACCAGTAACGGTGATATTCTGAAAAGTAGCCCCCTCAGCATCGATAGTCTGAGCCTTGATGCCTTCAGCTACTATTGCCTTTGCATCGATAAAATCAGCATTAAGCTTTCCGCCACTGGTAAAGAATGGCACTTTGCCAGTAGTCGTCGTAACCTTGAATGTGTCTGCTACGATGTCAAAGGTGCTATTCTCGCCATTAAGAGTGAATCCGACACGCTTAAGTCCTTTTTGCAAGTCTATTACGACAGCAGAGATTGAGTTATCGCCAATTTTAAACTCAGTTTCAAACTGCTTTGTGGTGTACTTTTGTGCGGAAGTCCAATCCTCAATATCGAACGATTCTCCTGCTTTCTTAGATTGTACGCAAACAAGTAAGTCGTTTTTGTACTTCTCTCTGTAATTAGCATTAGTCCATTGGTCGCCTGCATCGTACGGAGGAACAGGTACGGCTTGCACGAAAACTCTACGCTTACCATCTGCTGTATCTTGTGCGTGCTTAGCTGCTTCAAGTGACTTCAACACGTCAGCGTCAGTAATCTCTTTCCAATAGAAAGACCCATCTTGATTTTTCTCGAATGAATAAGAACGACCTCCACCAGTCTCAGCATAACTTCTATTATAATAGATGTCATGCAGGTGCATCTCTTTCGTTTCGTCATCCGTCCACTCGTTTGCAGGCTCGTTCGTCAACGTTGGAATAGCGTCGCCAAAACAAATCAAAAATTGGTGGTCTGTTTGCTCTTTCACCGAGTCAATACGACTCTGCATTGACGATAGATAATCCTGTAAGAGGATATATTTGCCTTGGCGTGAAGGATTCTCAACACGTATCTCGAATTTCTGGTTATCGAATAAGAAGATAGGATCAGGAAGGATAAAGCTATTGATACCCTTTATAATTTTGAAGTAAGGCGCACCTTCGCCAGCAGCTGACTGTATGATAGCACTCTGTCTTTCCTCATTTGTGAGGTGACCCAACTGCACAACCTCGTCACCCACCTGCGGAGTATCGCTACCACTTGCGTAGTAATCAACATTCGTATTGTCTGCGATGTCAACATAATCAACACCGACTTCAACAACACGCCTATGCCAATAGTGATTAGACAACTGACCGTCTGCATCAATCAAGTTGAATGTCTCGCACAGTGCGAGGTCATCCACCTGCATAGAGTTATACACCCTACGACCCTCACTATCCTGCTGACGGAAGTAGCATCGCCATGCACCTACAATCCTCTCTATCTTAGATATCACGAAGCTACCAGCAGAGTTCACAACCTTTCCCTTGATATGAGAGGTCTTCATTATCTCAACCTCCTCAGCGGTAAGTTTGCGATGCACGTGCAAGTATTCAGCATCTATATGCCAGGCACCTCGTTCATCCTGATAGATAGACACGCCTGATTCTCCACGAACAGACTTACCAAACACGATACCCTTCATGAAGGTAGTCAGTGCATTAACGATTGTATCTTGATCTGTTCGAACGATTTTCTCCCAATCGACACTCTTAGGGTCGAGTGTGCGTGCAGCCTTTGCCTCGTCAGCTAAGCCAGCAGCAATCTTCTGCGCATCCAAAGTAAGATAGTCACCAATACGATCGAACGCATTCAGTACCGACATATTATCGTGTCGATGTCCAAAAGCACCGTCACCCTTATAAGCGGTGGTGACTTCACGAGAGAACCATTCAAGGATAGCTTCAGCTGTGGTAATGTTCCACTTATCAGAGTAAGGATTCTGAACTGGGAAAAGAGCCCCACTGCTCAGCGGTAGTCGCTCAAGCTCAACTAAGCGTGGGGCGATGGTAAAAGACCCTACATCAGGAATCTTGATATCCAACATTGCAGGCGCAGCGTCCTCTGACCTGGTTATATTCAGGTAGGGACGTGCATCTGCGTACTTATAGGTAAATGTATAAGATGAAGGGAGGTCTTTTGTCTGCCAACTTACGTCGCTCTCAATTACTACAATGCGACGTACATAGTTGCCTGTGTAGAGGAATTTACCCAAAGAAGGGAAGAAATCGAGCAACCATTTACGATCTTCCTTAGATAGGAAGCCTGTATTCTTTTTGTACTCTCTGACTGTATCGACACGATATTCCTCCGAGTCATTCTCAATCTCAGCTACATTGTGCGTATGTTTCGCAGTGTTCTCTGCATCACCATACGCACGGAAGGTGTCGATACCACCGAGTGAGTTTTCGAAGAGTACCCACTGTTCTTCCTCACTTCGAATATCTGAAGCATAGTATCGCTGAATGTAGGTGAGTCGAGTTCCAGCAGCATCTTCTATCCATACGTCATAGTAGCTTGGCATCTTGCCTAACTTACCAGCAATGACGCCATATTGCATCGGCATCGTCCACACCTTACCGTGAGAGAGGTTGCCGAGTTCGATGTCTGTCTGAACATAGCTACCGTTCTCTTCTATATACGCACGACACTTAGCTACGCAATCCTCGACAGCGTAGTAACTAAGAAACTCTGGCGTGTAATAGGTCACAGGTTTTACAGTAGGTTGCCACGTCAAGAAGTTACGCTTCAACCAATCTGAAGCGGTGTCAGCGAAATTGTCAATACCAGCACGGAGTACGGTGAATTGCCAAGACTCTTGTGCAGCTGTCTTATCTTCGATGAGATTAACAAGGAACTCACGAGCAATATTCGGTTGACGATAAATTGTAGTCGACTCCTGGAGCTGAAAAGACAACAGCGGAGTGACGATATTCTCCAAGTCTATCTCTATGCGCTTAGCCTTGTTAGGTGTATAAGTGTGCTGCACAATGATTTCATTCGAGTCTGCATACTTCAGAATGAATGTAACCTCTTGCGTGCTTGATATAATAAAGTGATTCATCGAGCCCGTCAGGCTGAGCGAATCAGGTTTAAGAATAATATCCATGTGCGAATTGTTTAACACAAAATTACCATATATATTGGAGATGATAAAGGACAGGTTTAAGACCCAATTAAATAGGTACGCACTCCAACCAAACCTCCGTCCGAGTGTATTCGTACTCTCCGTGTCTGAACCAGCCACCTTTTCGAGTTATACGCTCAGTATATGAACGCTGCTTACCATATTGCACACCAACAAACTCAGCTGAAGGTAGAGGAGGGTAGACCGTCACGAAGGTCTTGTTTCGTTCTCGATCAGCTGCTTTGTATTCTTCCCAGCTGACAGATGTTCGTTTCTCTTTTCCAACCCACTTATACTTCACATCCATAGCCTTGAGTTGTTCATTGATAGTAGGAGCAGTAATGGTAGGCTGCATAAGCGATACCGTGTACAGCTCTGACTCTACAGGCTCATTCTTTCCTCCAAGTGTGAACTTGAGTTTGTTGAAAAAGAACGGCACACCACGAATAACAACCTTAGCATAAGAGGATAGGTTCTGCTTCTGCGACTGAGAGAGTAGCAGTTTCACCTTCATATCGTGAAGTGAATTGCGCAGCAGCAAGTCATATTCACGGTAGAACTTTTCGAAGATGCCTTGTGGACCATTGTAATGCAAAGCGTAATCGAAGATGCGAGGATGTGAAGGTGCATTCACATCGTAAGCAGAGATAGTTCCTGCTGGACGACCGTCTGAAAGATAACTGAAGGCGAGTATCGTCTTTTGTTTGTTGGCAGATTCCGAGGTATTCTCCTTTGGTTCTGTCGCAACAACCATCTTCGAGTTGAGTGACATGTATGAACCTACGTAGAGGAACTTACCCATATCATAGGTGAAGTCTTCCTCCTTGATAGTTGCCTTATAACTAAGCATTCGTAACTCTGGTATAAGTTCAGGAACCTTTATCTCTTTTGCTTCAAGAGTTTCTCCCGTGTTGTAGTCTTGTGAAGCTTCGCCTATCTTCACCGTCACTTGGAAGTCACCAGACCATCCTGTCTTATAGATAGCCCCATCGATAGGGTCGAAGTAAGCGTTCGGGTTCGCCTTTACTAAGCTATCTATATCGTCGTAGGAGTCTGAGATTTCTGAGTCAACCTTCTCCTCCGCTGAGAGTGTAACACGCTTATAGTCGTTCTCTGACTTATAAGAGAGTGTAGGTTCTTGGGTTACGCAATGGGTAAGGTCGGTATTCGGAGTTTCATTCAGCGCATCACGCAAGAAGATGATATCTGCAATGCGCTTACCTTCATCAGAGGTGAACTCACAGCAGAACTTCTTACGAAAGACAGAGATAAAATCTGCACAAGTAATATCAGGAACAAGGTCAGCGACCTTTATCTTTCCATTCACTAAGACGTCCATAACGTTGTTTACGACTACCATCTTATTGAATGGTTCTGTGCGAGTAAAGAAGTTCTCTTGCAGATCATACCCAAAGTAAGCGAAGACACGCTTCAGAAGATAGTTCGCACGGATGAATGGCGACATATAATATCCAGGTGCGAGCGTAATAGGTACGTCGTTGACATACTCTGTGCGCTGTACTGCATTATAGAAGTCACAATCCTCACCGCTCATATCGGGGTGAAACGATTTAACTGAAGGTACCTCTGGAAGGAAGTCGTAGATCTTGTCGTATCTCAACACCTTTTCCTTACCAAACCCATTTAACACTTTATAATTAAGACCTTCCTTTTGTCCAGAATCATCCGTGAAAAGCACTGGAAAGATGCCGTAATGCTCATTAGAGTTATTGCGAAGATTACGACAAAAATTAATCCCTTCTTCTACAGTGTTCACTCCTGGTATGAATTCGCCTTTGAAGACATCCTTCAACTTTACCTTCTGAATCCTTGAATAGAAGGAGCCATCGTTAATGTAGAAGGAGGTTGATATTCCACCCTTGTATTGAGCAGACAGCACCACCTGTCTACATTGAGCGAAGTACTCACCATCTTGTATCGCGACATCTGTAGCAGTCATCTTCACACGTCGACCGAACGAGTCAGGGAAACCGAGTATCCTGCGATTACGTTCTGACGAAGGCAACTCGAGCGGTGTCGTCTGTTCTCCGTAATCATTGAAGAATGGATTGGTTCGTTCAACCTGGATCTGTGTGTCGGGCTTGAGGTTGTAGTCTTCGCCCTTCTCTATGTTAGTTATCTTCATTACTATGTAAGGTGTTAAGTCTATTTACTTCCGAATCTTCGTGCCTTGTCTTGTAGCTGCTGCTTCTGTTCTATCTCATTAAGAGAGACTGATGCAGGAATGCCGTCTACAGACAATCGATCAAGCACATCAGTTAATCGCTCGATGAGTGTATCCTTGTAGGAGTCTTTAACCACACCACGCACGTCATTAACTGTTGGTGTGACATATCCACCAGAGGCACGACCTTGTGCCTGCTGAACAAGAAACTTATTCATGTCGAGTGTGCGGATAGTTCCTGCACGCTGCGCACGGTCGATGATATCAATGAATGGTGCAACGGTAGGATTCTCGACGGCTGCATTTGAAGCCACCCACTCCTTGCTGTGACCATAACCACCTTCTCCGACGAGGACGGTTGGTTTGTCGATAAATCCACGTCTGTCAGGGACGTAGTCCGCACGGAACATTTTGCCATCCTGCTTGCGCTCTACATCGATACTACCACCAGACTCAAGACCTGTTGCGACACGTGCACCTGAAGCAGAGGCAGAACCACCTGCTCCGCTTAGCGTCATTCGCTTCACCTTATTGCGCTCTGCAAGAGCAGCTGCAAGCTGTGCTGCACCCGTGATACCCATCAAGGCAGCAGCAGGAATACCAGCAGGGAAACCCAATTCAGAGAATGTCTTAGCAATTGCAGAAGCAGTTGATGCGATGATCTGCGCTGCTTGAATAGCGAAGTTAACATCCGCATATTTCTTCTGTATCTTCAGCTTCTCATTAGCCTTCTTCTTCTCAAGCTCCGTAGTATCTTTACCAGCTTTCTTTGCTGCTTCAATCTCCGCATCATACTTCGCATCAACGTTCGCTTCCTCTGCTTGCTGTAGTGCCTGAACAGCTCCACTGGAGAGGTTAGAGTAAAAATCGAATGCCTCCTTCATCTTGGCAATCTTCATATTCTTCACTGCCTCTTCATATTCTTCTTCAGATATCTCTTTATTCTGAAGGTGCATCTTCAACTGGTCCAACTCTGCATTATAGAGTTCCTGTTGTGAAGCAAGACCATACTGCTGACGTATCTGAAGGCGGTGTTCTTCTGCCTGCTGATCAAGAAGAGTAAGAGCCTGCTGGCGTTCTTGCTCATTGAGTACACTATCATCTTCTATCTTCTTGCGACGTGCGGCATACTGGTCTTCGAATGTGTCAAGCCCATACTCCTGTCGTGCTTGTGCCTTTTGTTCCTCTGCTTTCTTCGCATAATCTACGATGATAGCAGCTTTAGCAGCTTCGTAAGCCTTTGTAACTTCCTTCTCACGTTCGCCATTCTCTTTTGCTCGTTGCAAGGAAGCCTGGTAATATCCATCCAAGAGGAGCAGCTTTGCATCACATTCTTCTTTAAGCGTCTGTGGTTTAGCAGGTGCGGACTCCTGAATCTTCTCAAGAGATTCGTAGTATTCTTTTTCAGCCTCGATATAAGCGGTATTCGCTGCCTGCTGCTGATCAGCGACAGCCTTAGCTTGACCTTCCTGCAATGCTTTCTTTTTCGCAGCGTCCTTGAAGACTAAGTTCTCAGAGCGTTGCAAATATGCCTTCTCTATGTCGAGAAGTTTGTTCTGATGCTGAATATTGAGAGCAGCTACGTATGCGCTGTATTGCTCTTGCGTAAGACTCTTTTTCGCAAGAGCTTCTTTCAGGGCATTCAGACTCTTATCATAACTTCGCTTTTCAACATCGATATCTTGAGCACGATCATGAGAAAAAAGTTTAGCTGCTACTTCATCAGGGTCTGGACCCTTCTTGGTTTTATCCTTTTTTGTTTTAGTTTTCTTTTTAGAATCTTTGATTCCATTTTCAATGGTGCTTTTGCCTCCGCCAGAACCACTTTTATTTGCAGCATGATTTTTTACATCGGGTGTTACATCGACTGAAAGATGAGCGACCTTCTTATTGCTTCCAGTGTTTTTTATCGCTTCAATAAAATTGTCACGAACATTTGCAGCCATCTTCTTGGCATCATTACCAATTTCTACCCACGTGTCTTTGTAGGCATCCCAAAGTCCCTTGATACCTGTTGTAATTTTATCGACGTCAAACGAAAAAGCACCTTCAATAACCTTTGCCCAAGCCTTTGCCATTCGACCCATACCTTTGAAGCCATCAATTACGAGATAAACTCCAAACTTGAATACCTCCCATGTACTCTTGAAGTTGTTTTTAATGTGTTCAATGCCTGCACGAAACACCTTAGATTCATTATATAAATCAATGAAGTAGTTAATGATTTTAACTGTGTAGTCGATAATCTTAGACAAGGCTTTAACTCCGAATATCTTAGCTTTCATTGTAAGTTCATCAAAGCCATGTTCGCCAAGACCGAAGAACTTAGACATCTTCTCGTTAAGTTCTGCTTGTGCGTCGACCTCTTCACGCTGGAGTTCTCCGTATTCGCCTGTTACGCCTTTCAGCTCCTCCATATTAGTAGACATATCTGCTAAGGTCTTCACGAGTTTCATACCCTCGTTGCTCGCTGTTTTGCCAAAGACCGCCTTCATGACTTGACCCACCTGCATAGAGTTTTCAGGCAGCTCCTTAATCTTACCTGAAATCATCTTAATAGCCTCTAAGATACTGGTCTTTCCTGATATAAGGTCAGCTTCGAGTTGCTTGCTTGAGATACCGATAGAATTAAGTGCGCTCTGTGTAGCTGAAGACATAGTACGAATACGGTTTGTAGCGGTCTGTATTAAACCCATACCTGCCTCATTGAATATACCTGAGCGTGTCTGTGTGATACTGGCTACAAGGTCATTAACAGCACCTCCAGCGTCACTAAAGGCTGGTCCATACTGTTGAATCTGACTGAGGAATGTTCCGTTAAGGTCAGCACCAGCCTGCAATCCGTCCTTAATAGCATTAATAGCCTCAGTCGTAGATATACCGTATTGATTGGTGAGAGATTCAACTGTACCGAGAACCTCCTTGTAGTCTTTACCCATCTGTGAAGCGAGTGCTGATATCTGACTCTGTGTGTGGACGAGTTCGTCACCTTGTATGTTAAAGAACTCACGTGTCAGACGCTGCGCCTCTTCAATCTCTACATTGTAATTATACCACCACTTTGCTCCTTCTATCACGGCAGAGATAGAAGCAACAGCAGCGGTAGCCACACCAACGAGCTTTGTCCAACCACCAGAGATAGATGAGAACATACCTTCAAACTTGCCCATGATTCCAGACGACTGTTTCCCCATAGAATCAGTCAGTCCAGAAGCATCACGACGTAATTCTGATATACGTCCATTCACGCTACGAAGCTGTGACGCTAAGTGCTCATACTCTTTAGGATTCGCTGCCTTTGAAGTATTATTCAGTGCTGCCTGAAGTTCCTTGGCATGTTTCTTGAGCTGTGACATCGTCATAGCATTGACATCCATTGCAGAGCGAAGTTCACGCAGTTTCTTATTATTATCAGCAATCTGATTACTATAATTCTTCACCTCTGCTTGTAAGCGTTTGTACTCAGCGGTCTCTTTCTTACCTGCTGCCTCGAGGTCGAGCATTCGATTCTGTCGAGCCTTCATTTCCTTACTAAGGTCCTGCGTAGCACGCTCAAGCTGTCGTAATTCCTGCTGTGCCTTGTCTGTTTTAGCATCGATAACCAAGGCAACGTGGTCTTCTTTGATTTTGCTCATATCTATTGATTATCTGTGGGTAATATGTGATTTGAAAGTGCATCCTCCATTTTCTTTCGCCAAGCAGCACGAACTTCATTTGTAAATCCTGCTTGAATATCAGGGAAAGTTTCGTTGTACAAAACACCCCATACAACTCTATTATAAACAGCATACTTAGCACGCTGCTTCTTGGCTCGCTTACTGTTTAAGCCTGCATAGTTAATGCGGTATTGCATATCGAGGAAACGTAGATAAGAAAGAACCCCGATATAAAGGGTGAACTTTCCGTTCGATTCTTGAAGAGAGAAAGCACGACGAGATAAGAAGTCTCGAAGAGTTCCAGTGTGCTCCTTGAAGTAGCGATTAGCAACTTCTTCCTGCGTCTTATAGATGATGCCGATATCACGACGAAGAATCTCAGAGACGAACTCATCCTTTACGAATTGATCTGTTATCATGACACAAAGATAACACGAGAAAAATAATGGGAAAAGGACAAAAAAGCGAGAGCAGCACGTCTCACGACGTACTGCCCTCAAAAACCATAACTTAAAATACAACTATAACTATAAAGACTTATATTTCACGGAACATCCATTTGAATTCCAACCCTTGCGCACCAGGTCGATTGCAGAACTTATATCCTGCATTGAGAAGAGCTGTGGTTATTTGCTCTGCACACACCTTAGCAGAAGGGTCTAAATTGCGAATAGCATCTATTACCTCGGGGGTAGAGAAGAAGTGAGTTGTTTCTGCTGGTGTCGACGCTGGACGATATGTCGCTGATAAAGCAGCTATGTATATACTAATGTCTGTTATAGGCTGCTCGTCGTTTTCTTTCTTCGTTGTCATTGTCTTAAGGTTTTATAGTTTTTGATTATCGGTATCTCCGTGTGGGTCAACCGAGGTGAGAAATGAGTTGAGATCCCTACGCAGTGAGCGTAGAGTGTCGAGGAATGTGAGAACGGTGTCAGACTTTATATTGCCAGCATCCCTCCATTGATCAATAAGAAAACCCTCGATGGCTTCTAAGCGTTCTGTGCGCTCAGAGATATAACCAGGGTCGAGCATTGCTCGAAGGGTCTCAGTTGTTTGTTCGTCGAGATTAACGATAGACGCTTTCATTTTGTATTTCATTTTAAATCAATTATTTTCTTTACTTCAGACAGAGTTTTATAAGAACTCTTAAGATTGTTCACACGCTCTTCCCAACTATCCATAGCTGTTTGTTGACGAGAAGAAGCTTCGCCTGCCTCATGAATACCTCTATAATATTCGAGATAAGATGTCGCCTTAGTGAGTTGACGCTTAACATTATCTCTTAAAGACTTTATCAAGCCTGGTGTTGAACAGAAGTCATCTAACGGTATGAATAAGCCTTTTTCAGCATGGTAATCATAAACAGCTGGGTCGGTTATGATCTTCATTTCTCACCCCCTTTCTGAACACTACTTTTAATATGATCAGGCAAAGAATAATATTCGTCGCCATCGTCTGGTACAGACTGAATAGACTCTTGAGAAGAATCGAAGCCAAACATACCACGTACTGGTGTGAAATAGAGGCGCAACATACACCTTCTCATTATGTTGTTTCTATGAACAGAGATAACTCCGAGAGGACCTTCGCTAACTTTGAAAAGGAATTTTTCTTCAGCCTTTGGGATAGCACAAAATTTTTCCTCCAGTTCTTCAACAACCTTGTTGAATGCTTTTTTGTCCGCTACAAGAACTCCTTGGTGTTCCCTCATACAGTCAGCAAGCGGTGCAAGCTCTTTTGGGATTGAATAATCGATAATACTATAATCAAAGAATATCATTTCTCACCTCCTTTCTCTGTCACTTCATTAAGGTTCTTACTGAGTTCCTCGCTAAAACCTTCCAAAGAAAGCACTTCTTTATATTGAAGACGTATAACGGCTTCTGAGAATTCGTGAACAGTAATGATATGAATATAGCCTTTATCAACTTCGAGTTTATACCTTCCCTTTGCCTTTGGAATGGCATCCAGTTCTGATTTAAGTTCTTTAATAAACGTCTTCAGCGTAGATTCGTCAGCCATAAGAGCTTGGTAGCGTTGTTCCATACACACGGCAACAGGCTCAAGGTACTTCGGGGTAGAATGTGCCTTGAAATAATCATAAATGAATATCATGCCTTGCCTCCTTTCTGTTTCTTTTCTGATTTGTTCATACGATAAACTAAGTAGCCTGCACAGAGAGTTGAAACTACAGATGTAATAGGCTGCTGCTCGATGGCAACAGCTGCCACAATCACGCACAAAGATACAAGGTTAACTCGAATTACCAAACGACGGGTAACTGAGAACTCGCAGATACGGCTGTAGAACTCGCTTTTTGAGTCGAGCCAAAGATTAAGAGACTTGATTTTGCGCTGTATCGTAGCACGTACGTCGATAGGCTGCTGTTTCGCAGAGTTCTCGAATTCGATTACTTGTTGCATATTACGCTTTGTTTTGACATTTCCCAGAACCGCTGGGTACGGATACGAAAAAAGCGGATGCTCTTCCCGTTCGTCAAAACAAAGCGATTTCGCACCGAAGGGCAATTTCACTGGGAGGCATCCGCCATATCTTCTTTACAGCGAGGCTGTAATATGGGCATAAAAAATAGCCCATCGAAATAAATAAGTTCGGGGCTTGATATCTTCTCGCCCTTCTGTTGCGTATTTCTACACTTTGTTTTGACGGTTACAAAGATAAGGAGTCTTTTTGTAACTGCCAAACAAAAACGCGATTATTTTTTGCGTAACGCAAAAATTACCATTCGTCTTTAGTTTCTACTTCACGTTTATCGACAAACTTTTCAAGACTGGTTGAAATTCTCTCAAAGAGGCTTTCACAAAGGGGCTTTCCATTCTTGAAGAAATACTTGTATCCAGCCTTCCTATTTGCACCTTCTATACCTATCTCTTTTAAATCCTTTGGAAGGGAATCAACAAGAACTCCAAGATTATTGTCGTACATAGCTTTGCGAATAGGGTCGTGACGGAAGTCACTTAAAGTAAGTTTCAACCTTCCATCTTTGAATTGAACATCTATTAGATACTTGATGTGACCCTCAAGACTTGAGAATATCATATTTGTATTGAATGGAATGTTTCCATTACCTGTCAATTCTTTACCTGGGTTCTCATCTTTCAATACAGCTCGTGAATCAACATAGGTACGCACAAACCAATTCTTAGTAACATCATACAACTGTTGAGCGGTTAACCCATCCTTCTGAATTACCTTTGTAAACATCAAAGGCTTCTGTGCGAAACACATGATCGTACTAACAAGTAAGATACATGTAAAAAACAATTTTTTCATATATTTGATAGCTTTTAGTTAATATTAGTTGCAAAGGTACAAAAAACGAATAGAAACGCAATAAAAACGAAAAGAAAAAGCCCCTCGCATTGCGAGAGGCTAATATGCACCCATAGGCGATGAGTGACTTTTGTCTTAAGGTCAATGAGAACCTCGCCTAAATATTTTCTGCTGCACGACGGATGCGGTTGGATAGGTCGATAAGTGCGCCTCGCATCTGCTCGGTCTCCTGTTGGTTGAAACCGCCTGCACCTCCGTTGCCGTCAATGCCATCCATTTTGTGGTAAAACCAAGAGGAAGATTTCTGAAAGTAGGTATTGGCAAAATCACGCCATGAAACTGACATTAAGATGTCTTGTACTTTTCTTTTCATATCAGTAACTACTACTGGGTTTGTCATAACTGTTTCCATTGTTGCTTTTTTTAGAGTTTTACTTTTATTGTGCCTCTCCCTCGTAAGGGAGAGGTCTTTAGCTTTATTCGTATGGCTGTCGGACCATTTTGTCGAAGAGTTCCTGTAAATCCCAAAGGAGTTGTGGATAGCCATTTGGATAAGATTTGTTGTAATTTCTCATTCTTTCGAGGAGTTCCCGTTCTTCGGGTGTGACCTCCATCTTTTCTGTTTTCTGTTTCATATTCTCATTATTTTTTTGACAATACAAAGGTACTATAAATATTTGTAGTATGCAAATATTTACTATAAAAAATCGTAGTAAGATTGAATATTTAACATTTAAAAAGCCATGATGAACTTATATCACCATGGCAAAAAGGTCAATGAAAACCTCTACTAAACATTTTCGTGACTTAACGAAATTGATAACTATTGATAACCACTTCGAGCATCTCGGAAATGGTTACACCACTTTTAACTGCTAATTGCGTTAATCGTTCCTTTGCTTGTTCGCTTACTCGTGAGCTGAGCGGAACCTTGCCTAAATATTTACGTCCAGAATTAGGACGTGCGCCACCTCTATTATCGCTCATTCCTATTACCTTTAATTAAAAATTCAGCAGCCTTGCGCAATGAAGAAGCAAGACTCTCTGCTGTTACTCTATCCTCTTGAAGTTCTAATCTCCAGCGAGGAAACTTTCTGCGATACAGATACGTCTTCGATTCATCCTCGCTCGTCTCGTATCCGTATACATGATTGAAACACTTGCTTCCGTGATGTCGAGCAGCCCATTCTCCCATCGCACCCACGATGTGAGCGAGTTCTTCCGCTGTAGCCGTACTATCTTCTAAGAGAGTCACCTTCTGACTCTCATTAAACTGTCCATCTTGGAATGTGATTACGACCTTGTTCTCGGTATCGGTTAGCACCCAGCCCTTAGGCTGAGTGCTACTCTTTTGAATTATAAATTTACCCATTTTAGTAAACACCGATAACATAGAGATTACCATCCTGTAATACAGAGGTATCTTCTTTTTTCATAGGTTCGCTGTAACCGCTATTGTCGAGGAAGATAAACTCGTCTTCAGCGAGGTTCTCGATACGATCCTTAATAATATTCATATCCTTCAAGAACTCCTCTCGCTCATTCTCTGTGAAGTCAGAGTTTTCCAAAGTCTCATCTATGTCGATCTCTTGGAAGTTCTCAGCGTCTCCCTTGAAGAACTTAGTGAAATCTTCGTAGTTACCGAGGACATCAAAGCCTGCACGTGGGCTTTCGTCAAAGAGGGTATATATTGAAGAGGTTTCACCCTCATTCTTGAAGGTTGCAACCTTCATGTTGTTTTTCTCAGCGAAGTCAACTGCCTCTTGGAAAGAGGTAAAACCAACTACGGCTTCGCCTTCTTTAAGACCAAATGAAGTACCGATGTTAATTACTGAAAGATTGTTCTGGTTTGCTAATTCTGAAATATTCTTCATAATCTTTGCCCGTCATGCCGATAGCGCAGCGTTTAGGTTTATAATCTTTTTTAATTTTTTGAAGCTTACTTGATGTTCTCGCTATATACGTACTCTTCAGTATCGTTATTTACGATGCTTACAACACCACCTTTATAATCTGAAAAATAACTCTCGTTGGTTCCGTTGTAAGTTTTGATGTACTCAAGACAGCTTTCGTAGCTCTCGTTAAAGCCTTTGCAATTGCTATCGCAATCATCGTTGAAAACTACATCAAAACCCTTTGTGTTAATCTTAGAAGTTGTCATATTGTTTACAGTTTTTACGGTGTGTCTCACCTTCTTTAATTGTACACTGCAAAGATACAAAGATTATTTGATACCTGCAAGCGTTTTTCAAATTATTTTCGAAGAAAGTTTATTTTTTCTCAATATTTGACATAAAAAAAGCCGTAACAGTTCGGAAACTGCTACGGCTACAAAGAAACGAGCATCGTGTTTTATTTTTCAACGGTCACGAAGCCGTTGTTGATTAGGTCGGCAAGGAAGGCATCGGGGCTGTCTGTGGAAACAAGGTAGCCCTCGAGTTCCTGTAAGCGGTGAGCGAAACGCACCATATATTCTTCGTCTGTGCCTTCGCTATCGAATCGGCTGCCTATGCGAAGCTGGTGAAGGAAGTCGGCTGGAGAGGGGGGGGGGGGGGG